CCCCCGCCGGCCGCCGCCGGCGGTGGATTGCAGCCGCTTGGCCTTCAGGCCGTCTATATACCAAAGCAGGTAGAGGCCGTCGCCCTCGAAGGCTTCGACGGCGGTATCGACGAACATTACGTCACCGTTTTCGATGGTGGGCTCCATGCTGTCGCCACGGGCTGTAATGACTTGGATTTTGTTGAGGTTTCCGCCCAGTTTCTCCCGCGCCCATTCGGCGGCGACGGTTACATAATCCACAACCTCGATATAGTGGTCGTTAATCGTGCCTGCGCCGCAGGTTGCTTCGGCATTCAGGCGGGGGAAACGTATGCGGTCCTCTGATTCGCTTTCAGTAATTGCTGGCAATACATGTGTTTTATATTTATCCCCTGTGCCCTCAGTCAGCCAATTGATTGAAAACCTTGTTTTTTTATCAAACGCCGAAAGTGGTTTTGCGCCAAGTCCTGTGCTGCCGTTAAACCATTGTCCAACAAGGCCTTTTGATACTCCGGCAAAGTCTGCAAGTTGCTGTTGTGTGTCCAAACCATACTCAGCCATCAACTCTTCCAATCTGTCTTTAAGTGTATTCATTTCAATATCCTATTTGATTGTTTAGCAGTCTAAACTAAACACCGTTTAGGGTGCTTGACTTTTATATGTTTAGTAAACTATACTTGCGGATAGCTTTCTATCCGAAAGAGGAAAATGAAACATATCGAATTTATTGATCTGCTTGGTGGCACATCCAAAGTAGCGAATTTATGCGGCATCTCGAAAGGTGCTGTATCTCAATGGAAGAAGAACGGTATTCCATTGGCTCAATGCAATTATCTAAAAACGAAATTTCCTAAAGAGTATAAAAAAATCTTCGGAACTACTAAGGCATCCAATGGCTAAATCCTACCTCTCCACCGACGAAATTGCCCGCAAAAACGAAAGTGCAATCTTGTACGCCATTGCAGGCGTTACCGCCCGCCATGTGTGCGAGGTGTCGGGCTTGTCGGAATCGGCGTTATGCCGTCTGAAAGAAGAAAAGCTGGAGCAGTACAGCCTTGCGCTGGCTGCAATGGGCTTGAAGCTGGTGTCGGTGGATGCCGAGGTCGTAACGAAGGCCGAAAAACGGTTTATGGCCGAGAAGATGATTGAGTATTACAGGCAGATGCTGGAGGAAGAGTGAGATTCGCCGGCAAAAAAAGCGCGCGGGTTGGGGGGGGGGGTGGTGGAAGTTTGATTTAAAAAAGAGGTTTGATTATGAGCGATAAACAGACGCAATGCAAGCAAATTGTGGCGTACATCCGCGAAAAGGGCTGCATCACGTCGCTGGAGGCTTATCAGAAGCTGAAGGTAACGCAGCTTGCGGCACGAATCACGGACTTGGAAAGCGCGGGCTTTGTGTTTGCCAGGCCGCGCTACAAGGTTGCGGCTTGTAAGAATCCGGTTACGCATTATTCGATTGTCGAAAACGGGGTGGAAGTATGAGCCGCGACGAAAAGATATGGGAAGCATACCTGCTGGTGTCCGCCTATATGCGGGCGGAAGACGTTACCAAGGCGCGTGAGGCGTTGGAACGGTGGGCCGAAGTTGTGAAAGGGGTTGGGGATGAGTAAACAGTTTACTGAGAGTAAGAAAAGGCAAATTGCCGAAAAGTGCAATTATCGGTGTGCATATTGCGGCCGCGGCTTGACTTTAAAGACTATGCGTATAGACCACTTTCACCCAAAAGCAAAAGGCGGAAAGAACCATATTGAAAACCTGATGCCGTGTTGTCAAAGCTGCAACAGCACAAAAGGAACTCTTGATATTGAGGATTTTAGGCTTCGGGTTGCATTTCAGAAAAAAGCAGAAGGCATGAAATTCTCGACGGAACAAATTAAATTTCTCAACAGGAAAAGAGTATTAGCGGCAATGGGGGTTTTTACAGAATTATTCTTTTTCGAGCAGATTGAGAGGGTAAGAAATGGCAATCATTAGGTCGAAGCGTGAACACAGCTACACGATAGTCAGTAATAGGATTTATCAGAAAAACCAACTTAGCTGGCAGGCAATGGGAATGCTTGGGTATTTGCTATCGAAGCCTGATAACTGGCGCGTTGTTGTCCCTGAATTAGTTTCTGTAACTAAAGACACCTATAAGCAAACAGGCAGAGAAGGGGTTTACAACATCATCAAAGAACTACGCAATAAGGGTTATCTCAAGCTGAAAAAAAATAATGACGGAACGACTGATTACGAGGTTTTCGATGAGCCCTGCATCGAACAATCTGACGAGCCTAATCAGGGTAAGCCTAATCAGGGTAAGCCTAATCAGGGTAAGCCGCACGTATTAATAAATACTGAAAGACAACAAGTACTGAATGATAACAAAGACGGAGGGGGAGAGATTCCCGAAGGCAGGGAGGCGCACATCGCCGACCAAGCCGCCGAAGACGGGGAACACATCAACAGCGGCTTTGCTTCGCTTGACGGTTTGGCAGACTTGAACGAATTTCCGATGGCGGACGGCTGGAAGCCCGCAGACGAAACCGCGTTTGACGCGAAACTTCGCCGTTCGCAAATCCCGTGCCTTGCCGACAGCCGCGTAGCGGATGCGTTGGCGGAGTTTGCAAGCTACTGGCAGGCGACAGGCAAGGTTTTGACGCAGGCGATGTGGGAACACAAGTTTTTCCAGCTGCTGGCGCGCCAAAAGGCACAGGGGGCGTTTGCGTCCAAGCCCAAAGACCCTTCACACCGCCGACTGAACCAGCCGCAACAGGGCGGCAATGGCGCGGGGGACGGGCAGCCTAATCCGAAACGCGGCGTACTGCGTCCGCTGGGGAGGATGGTATGACTGCGGAAAACTTGGAAATCTTGGCCAGCAGCGAGGCCGAACAGTCGGTTATCGGCGCAATCCTGATTGACAACACGGCGGCAGATATGCTGTCCGACCTGTCCGCCGAGGCGTTTTTCTTCCTGCCGAACCGCCTGATTTTTCAGACGGCCATGCAGATGGCGGCGGATGGTTTGCCGGTGGACGTGGTTACGCTGGATGCGGAGCTTGAGAAACGCGGCCTGAACGAACAGACGGGCGGGATGGCCTACTTGATCGGCCTGTGCCAAAACACGCCGTCTGCGGCGAATGTGGGGCGTTATGCAAAGCTGGTGTCGGACTTTTCGGCGGAACGGGAACTGCGCTTCGCGGCGGAGGAAATCGAGAGGCTTGCAACCGAACGCGAGGGCAGGAGCATAGCCGACAGGCAGGCGGAGGCGGTTGCCCTGCTGGACAAAATCAGTACGGCGGCGGCGGGCAGAAGCGAGGAAATGAGTTACACGGATGCGCTTCGGGCAACGCTGAAACACTTTGACCGCATCAACGAATCAGACGGCATGTTGGGATTCCCTACCGGCCTGAACGGGTTGGACGAGGCAACGGGCGGGCTTCAGCGCGGCAATCTGACGGTTATCGGGGCGCGTCCGGGAATGGGTAAGTCCGTGTTGGCGGAAAACATTGCGCGTCATTTTGCAAAAAGCGGGCTGTCCGTGCGCTTCCAAAGCTACGAAATGTCGGCGGTGGAGTTGGTTCAACGCGGTGCGGCGGCGGAATACGGGATTGACTACGGCCGTCTGAAAAAGTTCCGCATGACGCAGATGGAGCGGGACAACTTTACGCTGTACCTGAGCAAATCGCAAAACTGGAAATTCGCCATCGATACGGAGATGGCGGGCATTGATACGCTGGCGGCACGTTGCCGCGTGGAGAAACGTAAATCGGGGCTGGACGTGCTGTTTGTAGACCACCTGCACCTGATGCCGCGCAAGGGTGTAAACGAGGTGACCGAGCTTGACGATATTACGGCACGGCTGAAACGGCTGGCGATGGAACTTCAGATTCACGTCGTGCTGGTCGCGCAGTTGAATCGTGCGACGGAAAAGCAGGCAGACAAACGTCCGAGCCTGGCCGATTTGCGCGGCAGCGGCGGCATCGAGCAGAACGCGAACCTTGTTCTGATGCCGTACCGTGAGGGCTACTACGATTCGGACGCGCCGCAGGAGACGGCGGAATTGATTATTGCAAAGAACAGGGATGGCGAGCGCGGCGTATTGGATTTGAAATGGGAAGGCCATCATCAGAGGTTTGCGGATTATGAATACTGAAACCTGCCTGCACTGCGCCCATGCGGATTTTGAAGCCACGAAAGGTTCTGAAATGCAAGGGTTTGCAAAGTGTTTGAAGGCGCGGAATTTTATCGAGCGGGCGATGTATCACCCGCGTTCGGACAGGTGCGACAAAGGTAAATTTGAGAAGGCGGTAAAACGTGATGGATGGGA